GAACACAGTTTGGGGCTAGTTTAGCTGGCACTGGTGCAGGTCTCCTCGGTACTCAAGTACAAGGTGTGTCAGGTGCTTACTCTCCACTACTTGCTCAGTTAGGATTGTCTCAGAATATTGAGCAACTAGCTCAGCAGCCTTACCAGTTAGGCTTACAGTTAGGCACTTCTCAGATGCCAGGTCAGCAAATAGGATCTCAACAATACTACGGAGGTCAAGTAACAGGGGCTCAGACACAGTATGGTGCTACTATGGCAGCTCAGCAGATGAACAACCAGTTCTTGTCTAGTTTGATTGGTGCTGCTTCTGGTAATATCGGAGGAGGAGGAGGTGGAGGCGGTACTCCAGGTATGTGGAATGCTTCAATGCCTTACACTGATGTAACTCGTGGGTATGATCCTTGGTCTGCTCCTTCTGATTATTCATATAGTCAACAATCATATGGCGGTTTATTCTAAGGAACAATTATGGGACAACCAGTAAATCCACTATTAGGTAACTATCAGACGATGCTAGGAGCAGATCCTGAGCTATATCGTCAACAGTTAATTCAACAAGAGCAAGCTCGTATTGCTGCTTTACCTGCACAAAGCCAACTAGGAGCACAGCTTGGCTCACTGCTTGGTAGAGGTTTAACTAACGTAGCACAAGATCGTGGCTTCTTTGAAGTTACTAATCCTGTATTACAGAAGTTAACTAGCATACAAAATGTATACAACACTGCTATGCAGAACTCTGATCCTAACGATCCGTTGTCTTTCTTTAAGAACTTAGAAACAGGTTTTAAACAAGCACCAGGATTAGGAGTACAAGCTTTGATGGCTAATCAAGAAAGACGTAGAGTAGAAGGTGATTTAATTAAAGCCAGAGGCGAAGAGCTTAAAACTAAATCTGCTCAGATTGATTACTATGCTAAGAATCCTGACGAGCTTATGTCTGAGATTACTAAACAACGTGCGTCAGGAACAGAAGAAGGAAACAATAAAGCCAATGAATTAGCTGGTTTACTAGGTCAAGTTACTTACGCTAGAGATCTTGATAGAGCAAAACAGATTGCTGATATTGAACTTAAAGGAGCACAGACAGAGGCTCAAAGAGCTCAAGCTCGTAACTTCCAAGAACAGATTGCCTCAGGTAAATACGACTTTAAAATTATTGCACAGAATGGTGTCACTCCTTCGCATATTGTTATCATTGATAAGAAGACAGGAGAAGAAAAAGTTAAACCACTGAGTGAAAACTTATTCGGTGGAGCACCTCCTCCTGCAACAGCTCCTGGAACTAAATCAGCTACAAGTGGTGGCAGACCAATGACAGAAGGTTTTAAAATACTGGAAGTTAAGTAATGCCAGTATTTACAATCCAAGCTCCAGATGGTAAAACACTAACTCTTGAAGCTCCTGAAGGGGCTACTCAAGAGCAAGTAATTGCTGCTGCTTCTGAGCTGTATAAGCCCCAGTATGGTCTAGGAGAAACTATTGCTCGTGGAGTAGAGCGTGGTATTACTTCGTCTATTCGTGGAGCAGCTCAGCTATTAGGAGGAACTCCTTCTAACATTCCTACTGAGGAGCAAGACTTAATCACTCAGATGCAGGGAACTCCAACTGCTGATCAAATCTCTAGCTTAGCAACTCCTGGTCAAATCCAACAAACAGATTTACAGCGTGAAGCTGAATTCAGAATGATGGCTCAGCAGCGTCCTGTTGCAGCGTATGGTTCACAGATTGTAGGAAGCTTTGCAGATCCTATTAACTTACTTCCTTTAGGTGCTGCTCGTACTGCTGCTCAAGGTGCTCGTAATTTTGCTATTGCTGGTAGTGCTATGGGTGCTATTGAACCAGTCTATGGTGATGATAGCAGACTAATGAATATTGCTGGTGGTGCTGTCGTAGGAGGTGTTCTTGGTGGTACAATCGGAGCATTAATTCAAAAGTACGGTAAGCCAGCAGTAGAAGCTGCAGGTAAAGAATTAAAAGATAATCGTGCTGTACTCTTAGGAGGCAGTGGTCGTATTACTCAGGACAATGTACCACTCAGTTCTATAGCTCAGGAGATTGCTGATGTTACTGCTGCTAAGAACATTGAACTACAAGACAGTATTGTTCCTTTGCTCCAGCAGTTAGAAGACTCTGAGTTAGCTACTAAGCTGACCAATGAGATTGCTGGTGGAGACTATCGTACTCTCTTTACAGATGCTCCATTCAGACTAACTGACATACCTGCGTCTAGGTTTACTGCTGCATTCAGTGCAGATAATCCATTACGTGAACAGAACTTAGCAGCATATCTCAAAGCTGGCTACAAAGCAGAAGATCCAGAGCAGCTGCTGACTCGTATTGTCTCAGCTAACAAAGGAGCTATCGCTACTGAGTTAGATACAACACCTCTAAATATTCCTGCTGACTCCGCAGTGAATTTCTTACTCAATCGTAAGGTACAAGAACTAGGTGGTCGTGATCTAATCAATGCGTATCTTCCTGCGTTACAGCGTGGTGTAGATATGATTAACTCTATCGATGAGTTATTCTTAAATGGTCGTGCTGCTGGTATGACCGATGCAGAGATTGCTGCAGTGTTTAAGAAAGACTTTGATGAAGTCAAACCTATTCTATTCTCCGCTATTGGTAACGTATCTAATATTGGTCGTGCCTTAGCAGCAGCTAAAGCTCAGAAGAAAGTAATTGGTTCTACTGAGGAGATCCTTAAGGGATTATCTAAGAATGGCGGTAAAGAACTATCAGACATCTTTGCATTACGTGATGCTGTGTCTGCTATTAAGTCTGCTCCTGGTACTAGCTTTGATAAGAATAAATCTATCGCTGAGCTTACTAAAGAATCTGTTAAACAACCAGGCTGGGCAGACAAGTTCGGTGAGTTCGTAGTTAACTCCTACATATCTGGTCTAGCTACCACTGCAGTTAACGCATTCTCTGGTATTGCTAAGGTAGGTTTGCTAGGTACTGAGCGTATCTTACAAGCAGTCAATCCTGCAAGTAAAGTTAAGATTGGAGAAGTTCTTCCTGCATTCAGAGGATTAATGGACGGTACATTGGAGTCTGTTTTCTTTGCTAAGGAAGGATTCTTACGTGGTTCTCCGCTTGATGCAGCAATGCCTGAGATTCGTGGAGCAATTGGTACACAAGAAGGTGCTACTAAAGCTGAGAAGATCTTAGGAGAAGTAGTTCGTACTCCTAGTCGTGTTAGCGTAGGTGTTGATGAGTTCTTCAAGTCTATCTTCCGTCGTATGGAATACAATGCTCAAGCCTATCGCTTAGCTTCTTCTGGTAAGTACGGAGATACTGAGACTGTATACAATGCCTTGCGTACTGTAAACACTAAGACAGTAGACTGGAAAGATAATATCTTGAAAGCTCCTGAATTAGCTACATTACCTGACAGTGCTCGTGTTAAACTTGTTGATGATGTACGTAACTTTGCTAAGCAAGCTACATTCCAGGCAGACTTAGGTAGCTTTGGTAATAAACTCTTAGCTCTACGAGGGGCTCATCCTTGGGTAGCTCCTGTCATCCCATTCGTTAAGACTCCTATCAACATTATGAAGGATGCTCTGTCATATACTCCATTAGGTGTCTTCTCTAAGAATACTCCTACGGATGTTAAGGTAGCAAGAACTGCTATTGGCATGGGTATAACTGCTGCACTAGCTCAACAAGTAGCTGACGATACTGTTACTGGTTCGTATCCTAAGGATGCTGCTAAGCGTAACGCTATGATTGCTGCTGGTATTCCTGAATATAGTATTCGTATTGGTGATACATATTATTCCTACGCTCGTGTAGAACCTTTAGCAACTATCATGGGCTCTGCAGTAGACGGTATTAACGCAGTGCGTACATATGTAGATAAACCTTCCTACGATTCTAAGAAAGAAAAAGAATTAGTAGTGGATGTCGTAGCAGGTGTGACTAAGAATATTGTATCTAAGACATACTTAGAAGGTATCTCTGGTTTACTACAGGCAGTGCATGATCCAGAGCGTTATGGTGGTAGCTTTATAAACGGCTTTGCTGGTTTATTAGTTCCATCTTTTATAGCAGCTCCTGCACGTTCACAAGATCCTTATGCTCGTGTTGTTACTAGCTTTGGCGAAGCAGTACAGAATCGTATTCCTAACTTTGGCTTAGGTCTTCCTATCCCTTCTCGTGAAGAACTACCAATACAGTCTAAGTTATTCGGAGGAGCAAGAGAGAATCCATCGTATGGCTTTGCAGCTTATACTGGATTACAAACAGCTCCTGCTACACGTAACGCAGTACAAGAAGAAGTGGCTCGTACTAAGGTAGACTATAACTTACCTAGTAAGACTCTTCGTGGTGTAGAATTAGAAGGTGTTGATCAGGCTAAATATCAGGACTTATCAAGCCGATATGCTGATATGATTTTACCTGGTATCATTGCATCGCCAGGATATCAAAATGCTCCTGATACTTTAAAGAAAGTAATCCTAGAAAAAGGACTGAGTAAAGCTAGACAAGCAGCAACAAATCTTTTACTCGGAGAAAAACTACAAGACCCAGAATTTAGAACACAGTTCATCAGAGCAAGACTTGCTAAAAAAGGATTAGAACTAGAAGAATGAGATATGTCAGATCAATTTGGATTTCTAGAAGGAGCAAAATCTGTAACTAGTAGTATGGACGCTAGTCGTGAGGTTAGTAAATCCATTACTAAAAGTATTGTCGATGTACAGAAGGACGCTGCAGCAGTAGCACAACAGAAAGACTTAGAGCGTAGAAGACAGATACGAGAATCTCAGTTCTTTAAAGAGCAGTACTTCAAGAAAGCAATGATGGAATGGCAACGTCAAGAATCCATCCGTATCGAAGAAGCTAGAGTTAAAGCGGATTTCATTAGAAAGCATGGAGCAAAACGCTGGAATGAAATAGAAACCATTAAACAAAAGATAGAGAAACAAGACAATGAACTTACTAGAGAGTTTAAAGAAGATTTGGCAAAGGTTCGTAGAGCAATGTTCATGTGCTATGCAGTGGCTGCGGTCATTGCTTGG